CAAACGATAAAGTTTGGCGCTGAACCACTTACTTCTTCAACTTGGTCTAACAACTTTTGTAGTTCAAGTTCGTTGAAAGTTGAACCACTATGATTGATGATAGTTGGGTTAATCCACTTGTTAGCTGAACGACTTACGCCGTATAATTCTTCGGCTTCGGTATCAAAAATCTTTTTAAGACCGGTAATTTCGTTGTTTAATGAGCCGTGCATAACGATATATGAAGCCTCTCTTAACACGTCTTCATCCACTTCGCCACTAATAACTACTTCGTTTAGTTCACTATCAATCATAGTAATCTTTCTACCTTCGTAGCCAGCTATAACGTTGTTTGCACTATCAACCATGTCGATGCACATGCCGATTTTAACGTTTGCAAGCGTATCTAATTTTAAGATGTTACCTTCCGTACTACTTATGCTAGCGAGAGCGCCAGTACCATCACCGAAAAGCATTCTACTAAAATTCATTGTGCTTGATTTTACAAGTCCTTCCATTTCAGCGTTCAAAAGGTTGATAAACGCGCCTTCGCTGTTTGCAGACGCTCTGATAGCCTTGTCTGAAATTTCCAAAGAACCGTAAAGGTTTTTTAATGGAAGAACGAATTGCTTGTATCTGTTTTCACCTGCGGTGGGAAGTGCGCCGTCTTCGGTGCCTGCGCCTACCCCTGCGTTAAGACCGTAGGTTACGAGTTTTTTTACTTCTTTACCCCAAACGTCATCAGTAGTTTTGTTGATTTGCGCTAAGAAGGGGTTTACGTTAGAATTGAGTTGTTCGGTTACCACGTCAAGATATACCGATTTTAATGCAGAATCTGCACTTGTTAATGTTACTGCCATTTTATCTCCTTATTTTCTGTTTAATATTTCGCTGGCAAGTTTGCCTGCTTGTTCAAAGGTTCTGGGACGCTGTACGGGCGTTTTAACACCTATACCCGTGCCGTCAAGCACTATTGCACTTTGCTTTCTTAATAGAACTTCTTTTACGTACGATTTTAATATATCATCTTTACTTGGTTGTTCTTCTAACTCATCAGTTTGTGCCGGGGCGATTCCCTTATCGGCGACTGAAAGTTGTGCTTCTAACTCTTTTATCTTCTGACAACGCTTGGTAAACTCAGCCTCTAAAGAGTTATAGGCGTTAAGCAATGCGCTTGCGTCTTTAAACTTTCCGTACGAGACGGGAGAAGTTTCCGTTTCCGATTGAATAGTTACTTGTGTTTCAGCCGTTTCTAATTCGCCGTCAATCTCTTTTTCTTCTACCGTTTGTTCTACTTTAAGTTCTTCCATTATTCCTTTTCTCCTTTTTTAATTCTATCTTTATGTTGTGTTATATGCTCGAAAAATCTTTGCTTTTGTTCTTCTGTTAAACTTTGATATTCGCTTAAAACGTATCTTATATGCTCATCTACGTGAATAGAGTCGTCGTCGATTATTTCTATCCCCTTTTCTTCTACGCGTAGTTGCTCGTTTTCTCTAAGCGCGCGCTCTTCTTGAAGTCTTGATAGTCCGTTTTGATAGTCCAAGTGTTTATAACCTAGAAGCGATAGCACCTTTTCTTTTACTGAAGGGCGAAGTTTTCCTTTTTCGTCGCTTAAAAGCCCACTATCGAATAATTTGAATATCATTTCTTTCTTTTGCGAATTAGTGTATAAAAGTTCGTTTTCATTCTCCAAATACACTTCATCAGCGCCGAAAGTATCTTTTCCTGCAAACAAGAGTTTTACGTTGTTTTGTCCGTCTACGTATCTTACTGCTTTAACACCAGCCACAAACTGTGCGTAAAGCCTTACCGTTTGCCTTGCGACTTCAAGATAAGCCCTTCTTATGATTTCAGCAGTTACTACTAACCGTGAATTGTCTTGTTCCACTAGAATTTCTAATGCCGAGCCACTTGATAGCCTTGCGTTAGATGCGCTAGACGACACGTCTGACACACCACTGACTATAACGAATTCATTGATGAGTTTATTTTCTTCTTCGTTAAAATCATTCGGCATACTCATATCCGACATTATTTCAGGCGCTTTAGAGCCTTGCCTATAAACTAACACCTTACCTGGAGATAAGCCGTCTTCTGCAAGGTCATCCACATCCACAGAGCCGTCTTCCACGGTCATAACCCCCATTGAAAGCCTGTTTAGAAACTCATGCTTACGATTCTTTACGGCATTGAACGCTCGTTGCAACGGAATGAGTCTTTCTATTATGCTTACGCCGAAAAAGTTACCTGCCACGGTCAAAGATTCTTGTTTTACGAACGGAAAAGTTCTGCTTCCATTTTCACCATTAACGTAAGGCAATGAACCTAAATATAAAAGTTTTCCCCCTGCAATGGTGATAAGTCTACCCTCAGGAAAACTAGAACATGGTTTTTCGTAACGTTCAATAACGACCACGGCATCTTTTAGTTTTTCACCGTTTTTATAGTTTTTTATAGATGCGCTGTTAGTTGCTAGGTTGAATACTCCTACTTCCGTGCCGTTAACTAGTACGCCGTACTTTTCGTAAACGTCTTTAACGGTCATTGCCTTCGCATGAATTATGCTATTGCAGTCTTTGATATTTTCATTATTTAGATTGTCGGGGAAAATTTCAAACGGAGAAACGGGTAATATCTTTGTTTCACCCTCATAGACAAGCTCTCCATCTACTTCGCCTATAATTTCTCCACCCTTATTATCCCAAACGACTTTATAGAACCCCGTTCCACACGTTTCAGCCCACGTATTAACTTTTTTGCTAACATCTTCAATATCTGAATTTTTAAACGACATTTCTATAAGTTTTTCAGCAACCACAGCAGCGTTTACGTCTTTATCATCATCTGTTCTAGGTCTTACTGACACTTGTGGTTTAACACGAGCAAACCTCGCTAAGCGTGATTCAATTATCGGCGCTATGTGATTATACACCCCTCGATTTTGCCAAAAAAACGTTTTGTTTTCATCAGTTAAATCTCCAACTGAGTTGAAACCACAATATTGATTGCCTGATAAAAAGTTCATATTGAGTTCCCATTGTCTTTCTAACGGCAAACGTTCTTCTCTACGTCGTTCAAAATCGGCTTGAACTTCACTTACCAATTCTTCTTCGTACTTTTCTCGCTCTTTATCCGTTTGCATTTTTGTAGTTTGTTCGTTCAATTTTTTTCTCCTTTTAATTTTTCTTTAGAACCTAGTAGTTCTAAAAGCCTATCGTATTCTTCAAGCAACTGCTCGTCGGTCATACTCATAACGCCACCATTTTCTTCTTCTATTAAAATTTTTAGCGCCGTAATGTCTGGGGGAACGTTCTTTTTTGTCACCTTTTTCTTAGTGAGTTTCACTTCCCCTTCTTCACTACTAACGTACTCCTCAACCACTTCGGTAGCGTCGTAGCCCAGCGCCTTTTTGATTAGCGCTTTTTTAAGTTCTGCTTGATTTGACTTTAATGTTTTTTTACTTCTTTCTTTCATTGAGAATTTTCTTAAACAACCTCTCCTTGTCCTTTTGAATTTCCGTTTTACCCATAGACTTTACTTCATTTCTCGGTTTTGTCATAAGATAATACCTAAGTTCATCTAAAGCGTGGTCGTCCGTTTTCCTTGGGCTATCACCCTGTCCCCAACGATAACTTTTTAGTTCTCTAATTAGGTTTACACATGAACGGAATACGTATAATTTTGGTTTTCCATTACTTATTTTTAGGTATTGTTTTACGCGCTGTATACCACTAAACAAGTCTTTATCTACGTTAGTGTTTACATTTATGCCGTTCTCATAAAAGAGTTCGGTTACGCTTTTTAAGGATGATAAGGTCTTTTGGTTTGCCGCCGAGTCTATTAATGCTGAAAGTCTGCCATACCTATCAGTTTTCCAGCCTATTTTTTGGCTAATTTCTTTGATTTTTTGCGAGTGATAAAACACGTCTTTACCACCTTCAAAATGCTCAGCAACCACGTATACGTTGCCATCGTAATCAACCGAATACCAGTGTGCTGACAAGGGGTTATTTAGCCCCGGGTCTATGGAAATATTGTCCTGCCATTCTTTTGGTAAACTTACTGGGTCTATAACGTGCACGTTCTCATCAAACTCGGGGTATACTAGCCCTTCTGCGTTCTTAAACCTACCGTAGCGCCTACTCTCTAACGCATCTTCTGATAGGCTTTCCGTTAGCGCAGTTACTTCTTCTTTATCTAGATACGGGTTATCGCCCCATTCCATAAACTCATACCAAACTTGTGGGTTTTGGTTTTTGTTTAGGTAAATTTCATCATAGATAAACGTTAGGCCTTTAAGTGGTGTCATTGTTCCGAAAATATCACCCCTTTTATCTAGGACACGCATTCTACACTCTTCGTAAATATCCCTAGGTGGTTCTTCATCAAACCACACGAAGTCAAGCGAACTGCCTTGAAACTTTTCTCTGCCTTGGTCGCACGACTTAAAACCTATCGTGGATATTCCACCGAAAACGTTTTTTACTCGTATTTGGTCTATAACGCCGTATTCGGGGCTTTCTTTCTTGCCCGATAGCATTGTTATATCATCTATCCAACTTCTTTTTAAGTAGTGAAGAATTTTGGCTTGCGCAACGTCTCTTTGAACTTGTTGTGAAAGTGATACCACCCACCCAAAAACGTTATCTCTATTCTCTCTAAAAGGATGAATTCCACGCGCCATATACACGCTCTCTACTGCGCCACACTCAGTCTTTCCACTACGATTACCCCCAAACACCCACCTGTTTTTCTTTTTGCATTTGTGAAAGGCAAGTTGTTTTTCGTGCACCTTATCTCCCGTATTGTATCGGCTTAAAAAATCAACGGCATTTCTTCTTTCTAGTTCTCTTTCAATCTCTAAAATTCTAGCAACGATTTCACGCATAAGCACCCCTTTTCCTTAAAAAGCAAGGGCATTGTACACCCAAATATTTATTTGTCAATACCCTACTGACACTTTTTGAACATAAATTTTTTAAGCGCAAAATCAGGCTAAACATTATATATAAATTAAAATTTTAAAACAAAAAAAAGTCTGCGAAAATTCACAGACTTTTTATTTTTGCATACAAAAACTAACTATAATTTCTTTCTATTTCCACTTTGGGGAACGGTGATATGCCCGCCTTCCATTTGCTTTGGTGGAATTTTTAACGGCATTCGTTTTGATATCTTTTTAACTAGTGGGAAATAGATAACGCAGTACATTGCAATAGTAAATACCCAACTTATAGGCCAAGCTAGATAAAGCATATATCTAGTTGGAT